CCTCCGAATATATCTCTAATAATGCCGCCGGGATCTACAAAAGGAAAGATAAGATCTTCCCACCCGATGTTTCCGACACCGGGTATTGAAATGATATTCGAAAAGTCGATATTCGCTATTGCATTCCCCACCGCGCTCACAAGACTGTCAATAATAGCCGTGCCCCATATGGGCACAGCGAGTGCGAGATTCTCTACCGGAATGTCGAGATTTCCGACATGTGAGCGTACCTTGCCTATCATTTTCTGGGCATTATCACCGAATATTGCATCGGCGGCGGCCTTCCCGATACCTTTCGCCCACGATGCCGAGGCAGTAAGAATGCTTGCCTGATCGAATTCGATATCTTTGATCATATTAATCACGCGGGATTTTATGCCATGCGCGGTGCTGTCGTGAAACACGGCAAGTGCCGAGGCTGTGCCGATACTGACAGCCCAATCCTTGGCGAAATTTTTTATCGAGATATTATCAAATGATAACCCCTTGATAGTATCCGTGACCTTATCGATAATATCATCCGCCGTGCCTTTTCCAAAGATACTGTCAATAGCCGCCTCGGCGATTCTCAATGACCAGTCGGTCGCGGCGGTGATAATATTTATATCATCAATATTGATGTCGGCCAGATCATCGATAAGCGCGTCGGAGGATCCCTTGCCGAAGATTTTATCGACTATCGCCTCAGCAATATCGAGCGCCCACTCCGTCGCAATTACCCAAATATGCGCGCTGTCGATGGATATATCCCCGACATCAAAAATGCCGCCGCCGCTAGGCACCGTGCCGCCGATCGTCCCGCCGGGCACCGCGCCGCCGCCGATCGTCCCGCCGGTGCCGGCGCCTCCCCCCACGCCGCCGGTACCGACATGTACATCGGCTGTTAGATTTTTCCGCAGTGTCCGGCCCAGCTCTTCAAATTGTCGTGTTGAATTTTTCACAAAATCCTCTACATCACGATTCATAAGATAGGTGTTCTCTGCTACGATATTTTGTAGATCAACCGATAAATCAGCGCTCGCTCCGGCATAAGAGGTCGCTCTTCGTCCGCGCCGACTCCGGCGCGCCCGCATACCCTCAACCTCCGAGGAGGTTATCGTTCCGCCTTCAATCGAGCCTGCAATCCCACCGATAAGCGGCATGATAATCTGTTGACGTATAATGATCCTGGCAATATCGGATAATATGGCATCGCGCAATGACGCCCATTCCAGCTTTCCCCGCACGACGAACCCGACAAGAGCATCCTCCATAGTGCGGAAACCGTTTACCGTCGCCTCTTGGATCTGTTTGCTCCGGTCCTTTATCGTGTCGTGGTAATCGAGGAACCCATATTTCATGTTACCCCAGATATCCTCGGTGTTAATGCGTTTAAACTCCTGCAGTATTTTTATTATCCGATCTCCCACGGCATTATAAATCTCAAGCTGCTCGGATGTAAGATATTTTTCTTCTCTTAAAACCTCCTGGATGTCTGAAAGAGTTTTATACTCTTCTTGGAGTAATTCGATTTTTGATTTTGAGGTCTTCACAAGAGAGGAAAACAATTGTTTTCTCTCTTCCATGAGCTTATTGACCTTTGAGATCACCTCCGGCTCTGTATCTATTCCCATATCCGGCGGGGCAGCCCGTGGAGGTATTGCAGATAACCCCCGGAGATCCTTAATGATAGTGCCCCACTTTGCGAGCGTTGCGTCAAGCTCGTCAATCATCATCCGATTGAGGTCCTGTTCGAAGAAGCCCATTATTCCCGCGCCCGCAATCATGCCGGCAAAGCTTCCCCAAAGATCCATAAATGCCGCAAACCCGACGGTTGACGCTGCTATCCATGTGGCAAGGGTGCCGAACCACTCTCCCATTTCTTTAAACATCCCGAGGGTATCGGCATTATTCGTCATGACATCAGTGATAGTCTTCAGCTCATCTGCCATGCCGGCGAGGATTTGGAGATTTATGGCGTCAATCGCGGTGCCCATATCAATGAGATTTTGATTTACCTTGTCCATGAGCCCCATGGTTTCATCGCTGACAATAGCACCATAACGCTCAAGCCGTTCGGTTACCTTCTCAAGTCCTTCGGAGCCTTGATTCAATACGGGAATTAACTCTGCGCCGGATCGTCCGAGGAGTTTATAGGCAAGCGCCGCTTTCCTTCCGCCGTCATCCATCTGTTGAAACTTATCGGAAATATCGTAAAGGACGGCGCTCGTATCCCGCATGGTGTCCTGAAAGGTGCTATGCTCGACCCCCAGATCTTCAAAATATCGTTTAGATTCGGAAAGGCCCTTGTTTGCATCGAGAATATTTGCGTTGAGTCGTTTCACCGCCGCGGCAACGCCGCGCTCTTCCACCCCCGCGTATTTCGCCGCTTGGAGCAGGCCTTGAAACTCTCGACTCGCCATGCCCGCACTTTGGGCCATGTCTTGTAGATTGTCGATGACCTTGACGCCCTCGACGATGAAGGATTTTATGGCGTGAATACCGAACGCGGCACCGAGAGAGACCCCCACGGTTTTTATGATTCTTTTCGCATCTCGTGAAAAATTTTTAAGGTTTTTGTTGATTTTATCAAAATCAGTCTTAACCTTAGCGACGTCGGTCGCTATGTCGAGGATAACGCCCCCTACTTTTACCGGCATTTAGTTTCCTTCTAGGTTCAACGGTTATTCTTTTTCAGCCGTCCCCCTGTAATTGCTTTAAATTTTTCCCTCAGTGTTGTCTGTTCGTTCTTTTGTTTTGTTTCCCGTCCGCGCTTATTGATAATGATGTGATATGCAAGCCAGTCGATTAGTTCTTGACTGTCTATCTCGTTCAGCAGCTTTGTTCTGCTCATATGCAAATCCCGGGCAAGCTGCAGTATAAAAAATTCCTCCGGATTTGCCTCTAGTTTTTTACTTTTTTATCGATTGATTTTTGCGTTAAGCCGTTAAGCTCCGCCGCTGTTTCGAAAATTTTTCCCATGACGGTAGAGGGTAGCTTATCTATTGCTTCCATGTCCTCAAAAGTAAAAATCGGCTCCCCCGTATCCCAACATGAGCACATGATAATAAGCAAGGGGACCAGACATTCCGGGGTGCCGTCGCTCGTTTTTTTCTTATCCGTTGCGCACCGGATATGAAAATTTCGACGTTCCTCGCCCGTCATGACCTTTACCCAAATCGATGCATCCATCTCTTTTAGAAAGAGCTCTTTCATGATAGGGCTCATGCCGAGCAGCTCATCCTTGTTTATTTTTTTTCTTTTCGACAGCAGATAATTCTCCTTTCGAGGTTCAAAGGTTCAAGTTTACGTTGTTACTTTAGTTGAGTAATTGACTGCTCCGGAGATCTCGATAGCCGCGTTTGCCGATACCTTGTCATCCGCCGCGCCGTTAAGTGAAAATCCGTTGCAATATCCGAAAAAATCCGCCCGTGACGGCATTGCGCTGTCCGATTTATCAAGGTCGTGAAAAAGTATGTCATAGAGGTTTTTATACCGCGCCGCCCGGTCCGCTTTCATTCCTATCTGGCCCGTATCGGTCGGGTCATAGTTGAGGGTCATTGTTAGTTGTCCCTCGTCCCTCACTCCTATCATTTTTTCTTTTGCCGTCGATTGTAGGTGCGTGACGTCAATCACGCCCGCCGCGCCGCCCGGCCCACCGAAATCGACCACCTCGCCCACGTTGCCCATGGAATATCCCGTAATGATAATATTTGTCGCGCCCGTCGTGCCGAAGGTGCCGTAGATTGCAATTGCCGTTGCCGCCACTGATTTTATCGCATAGACGGAGGTGTCTTTCGCATCGCATTTAATCAGCATAGAAGTGGTGAATCCTAGGCCCGCCGTTGTAAAATCAATCGTCCCCGTGCAGACGATTACGGTGGATTGTATATCCATAGCCGTGGAGGCAGAGGAGGTTACAAGCGCGGTCGATGCCCGTCTGATAAGTGTTCCTTGTGATTCTACTGCCATGACATTCTCCCTTATGCTGTGGTATAAGTAACCGCGCCGGTTATCTCGATAGCCGCGTTGGCGACGATTTTATCATCCGCAGCGCCGTTGACTGAAAACTGAAGGCAGTATCCGTCGAACACTGCACATGACGTGGCGGTATCGGAAAATTTAAGCAGCGCTTTTCGCTTCGTACGAGAAGCCCTGTCGCTGACGAGCGCGATTTGACCGGTATTAGTCGGATTGTAATTGAGAGTCATTGTGAACTGGCCTTCGTCACGGAGCCCTATCATTTTTTCCTTTGCCGTCGATTGTAAGTGCGTGACATCAATCACGCCCGCCGCGCCGCCCGGCCCACCGAAATCCACGACCTCGCCTACCTCTTGAGCAGTGCTTTGCGCCGTGGACGTACTCCAAAAAAATTTACACCCTTGGGTTTCTATTGCCATAATTATCTCCTTGTTTCAAAGGTTCAGGTTAATCATGATTCCAGAGCGAAAAATCCAGAACCCTTTTATATTCTTCCATAGTTTCATCATAAATATCAACCGGACTCATCGCCGTAATGGCGCTAAACCGCGTACTCGATTCCATGGCGGTTATAACGGCATCTCCCAGCGCTATTCCGCCATCCACCGAGGTAGCGTATACCTCGATTGATACACGCGGGTTTTCAAGGTCTACATAGCCCTCGTTAAGCGTATATTCCCTATTGCCTCCCACGCGGCTGAACACAAGCGATGGATGCTCCTCGTTTTGCGGCCTGTGTAGCGGGTAGATTCGGGCCGAGGTAAGTGCCGTCACCGCCGCGGCGCCGGTAAGTGTGGAGTAAATCTTGCTTTCCAACGTCGTGCCGCCTGCCGGCAGGGAGTGAGAAAATTTAAAGGGCACGCCATGAACGCTATAGACATCCACGGTGCCGATCGATGGCGTAATGATCCATTGAGGATCGATGAGCACATATTTGGCAGCCTCGTATGTAGAGCAATAGAAATTAAAATAAACAATTCCCTCTCGGCCCGTTGTAAAGGTAACGCTACATGATCGCCATCCGGCATTGGCATAAGACTGGCCGGATGTCCGGATCGTGGTGCGGGCATTGTCGCTGCTTGCGAAATAGCTCGCTTTTATGTAGACATCGTCCTGATCCAGGGGAGTAGTCCAGTCAGAGGGATAGAGTTTAATAGTCAATGTGTAGGTACCCGCCCGGCAATACAGAGCCATATCCCGCACGGGGCTCAAGATCACCTGCATATTACTCGATGTGGCGCAATAACTGTTCGGCGTCAGCTGTAATATCCAGTCATTCTCCGAATCCGGCGCTTGCCAGTCACCGTCGGCGCTGGTGAGTGGGAGGAGCGTGCCGGCGTTTTCATATATTCGCAATTCGCGATTAATAGAGTTTATATCGCAGTCTTCATATATAATACAACTATTATATTGATTTGATATATAAGTAATATTGATTGATGAGAAATCACCGTGTACAAGAAGTTTAAACGCGTTATAAATATCCTTCGTGTTTCCTACGAAATCACCGTTGATAACACAATTAAAACTATAGTTTATTCCATTATTATTACCTAAAAAATCGCCGGTTACGGTTGAATCGTTGGACTCATACAGCCCGTTATTATTCGATATAAAATCGCCCATAACGACATGCCCTTCCTTCGAATAGGTCAGCCCTTGGTTATTGGAGATAAAATCTCCGATAATGATATGATTATTTCCCGAGTGAATTGCCCGAAAATGAGAGACAAAATCTCCCGTGATAGTGTGATTCGTGCCGGAAGATATTCCGTATTGCTGTGAGACAAAATCTCCCGATAGGATAAAATTCGATCCAAGATAACTGGCATAATCGTTTGATGCGAATGCCACATTTTCGAAAATCGCGTTCCATCCGCCCAAGATGGCATTTCGCCAGCCATAAAAAAGCGCATGATGTATATTTATCAGATTATTCCCCGCTGCCTGATTATTATCAAATCGTATTCTATTCGTATAAGCATTATATGAGTAAACAACGAGTGTTGCCCCGGGATCACAGAGCTGTACATTGCGGCTAAGCATAATGAGTTGATTTGCATGGCTTTGATAGAGAGCATTAAAAGTAATAGCCGGCGCTGCTTCAGTGATAGTGATCGGCGTCCGATCGTTAGTCGAATCGTAAGCCCCGACAGTATCTATAGTATAGATATGTCCGTCATCCTGATAATTATCATACAATATATTTTCATGTATCCAGAATTTTTGACCCGATGCCCATGTTGTGCTTAGATCACCCGATACGTAGAGCGTTTGGCCGGCTGTCCAGTCGTCGTTTAGCGTCGCATATCGGGTCGGCCCGTAAAAATCTCCATCGCCGTATATGTTAATTGTGCCGCCATCGTTTAATACTAAAGTGTCCCGTTCGGCGGCGCCTTGCGGCCAGTGAAAATAACAATGATTCGCCGCGTCGATGGGTGCGCCGTTCGTGCCGGCACGCAGCTCGCCGCCGGAGTTTATGGTCAGGATGCCGGTAGCATTGAATAAAATGGTTGAATCCGAAGCAATAGGAAAAATTAAAATTCCGGAGGCATTAATTGTGACATTGCCCCAGGCGATGGCCGAGTCACCCATGTCGTAGGTAACCTCATGGCCCATCGTGGCGGTGTCGTCATTGGCAGAGGGATGACCCCCGCCGCCCCATGTTGCATCGGCGCTCCAATTTCCGTTTTGTGTTGATGTATAATCAGCCATTTTTTAATTCTTATTTTACCACGGAGGCACGGAGACACGGAGTTTTTTTAATTTTTTTATCTCTGTGCTCTCCGTGCCTCCGTGGTTCATTCATTATCCCACGTCTAATGATATAGGCATATCCTCGGAGAATTCAACATCCTCTCCGATATATCCCTTATCCCTCAATATTGCCGTCACCTCATCCGCTGTCCATACGCGTTCGGGTGGGATCTCTTCTTCTTGAAATGCGGGAAAAACTACACTCTTGAATATATTTGCCAGCTCGACATCCGACAGAGGAGAAGCGGACCCCGTCTGCAAAATGTAATTCGAAATCAACAAATCTTTCTCGTCGTCAAATATATCGGCCCAATATTCATAAGCTCCCTCGCGTTGCACAATATGTGTTATATCATAAGTCATCACATAAGTTCCTTGCCCTTACTTCCGATATTTTTTTATCGACCGATCAAACGTCCGCTGGCCCAGCGTGATAGCGTTGCGGTATCCTTCTTCAAAAGACCGTGTGACAAATCGTTTCCCCTTCGTGCCCGGGTGTTCTATCGGCCCGGTGATAATAGTATTTCCGATTCTCATCCGCACCGGTTTCGGCGCTCTCCCTTTTTTTACGCGCGGGATAAAGTGTCTTCCCGTTCCGAACTCGACCATAACTGCATGGGATCCATCATATTTTACATTTTTGCCGTAAGTAAACCCGACAATATAATTAATCTTTTTTGACCGCTTTTGTTTTATCCGCTTTATCCTAACGGATTTTTTAAGCGTGCCTGTTCTGACCGGACAATTCTTCCTCACGGTCCGTGCAAGTGATGACGCTGTCGAGCGCGTCATCCCAACCGATGCTTTTTTTTGTATATATGATCCGAGCGAGGAGAGGGCGCGAAAGGTCTTGTTAAGTCCTTTTACCTCAAGATTCATATACCCGGCCATTTGATCCCCTTTTTATCTTACTACTTTCCCGAGGATGTGAAGCTCTATATTCTTGCTTTTGAAATCAATAAATTTCTTTATGTCGTAAAATTCATTGTTAAATTTTATTCGGCATAACTCAGTAACAATGGTTGTATAGCGGATAACAAAATCAATATCAGCCTCGTAAAATACGGCATCATTTGCAAAGAATTCTCTGCCTGTAATGGGTCGCGCCTCGGCCCATACATTGCTTGATAACGTCGATACGGTCATCACCGGCGCGCCGGAGTCGGCACGGGATGTCGAGGTTGTTTTAGTAATTGATATCAATTTATTCATCCGTCCGGCATCCATATTTTAGTACTCCTAGTATGATGATGAGAATACAATAAGATCGTCAACCAATCCGTCGAAAAAATAGCGATGTAGATAATGAACGCCCCGCATATCAAGGACTCCTTCTCGGTGTTTATAGGCTACCCCTATACGAAGCTTCATCCATTCCAGAGCATTTTGAGGAATTGTTGCGGTGGTGTATCCCGCGCTGTAGCTTATCCGTACCGCGCCCTCCACATCCCGTATATCTGTAGGCCACGCGCTATTATACGCAAGATAGATCCTTCCCGGTGAACTCCTGTAATCTACCGTATAGACCGTGCTTTCAACCGTCGATGTCCCACCGGTGCTGTTGGTGTATTGAATAACCACATCCGATGCGCTGGTAGAAAGGGGCGGATATAAAAGCTCAATATCCTCGGCAAAGCTATCGCAGACCATTAAAAATGATGACGGGACAAGCGCTCTTTTTATCTTATTTTCAAGCTGAATCCTTGCTGCGCTTATATATCCGCTTACAAGAGAATCCTCGATTGTTGATTGTATCTTGAGATGTGAATTAACCGATGATGTTTCAATCGGCTCGATAGTAGATCTGCTGGACACGGTTAATGAACGAATTATCATAAGACGATTCCTTTATCTTCAGTGTGTGAATGTCTTAAAAATTGTTTTTCATCGACTTTATTATTCAATGATCCGTATAGGTTTGTAAGCTCGATCTCTTTCCGCTCGCATTTTGTCGTTATAGTCAGAAGCTGATCGCGGAGCTCGCTTTTATCCACTTTTTTTTCTAATGCCATGCTTATCCGATCGATTTTTGTCTCTAAGCTGCAGATCCATTTTTTTATGAAATAACCCAGGAGAAGAACCAGGAATCCGAGCAGAGCAGATGGGGTAAATTGTTCTAGCATTTTATCATATCCTTCATTTTTTTAATCTCTGTGCACTCCGTGCCTCCGTGGTTTATTCATTTATCCTCTTTTTTCCCATGGCCCTTTTTGAATTGCCGTTTTTTTTGGTGCATTTATCGATTTTACCCCGCCCTGTTTTTTTTTTTCGGTCCTCGCCTTCTCTTCAATATACCCGAATGCGGATAACCGTCCGTATTCAACCGGCGACAATTCATTAATTATATCTCCTTTTTTATGTCTTTTTCCTGTATCCTGATTAACACATTCGTCTATAACCCGCCATGACCCTTTCATCAGCATGTCTCCCATATCTTCAACATTTCGCTGAGACTTAACTCCCCCCCTATATATTGCTCGACCTGTCTTGTTAAATGATCGCGCTGCATTGTCGATTGTTGTCTTCGAGCTTGCATTGATGCCAGGGTATGTTTAATCTTTTTCGCAAAGGCATTTTCCTTCTGCTCCTCAAAAGCATAAAGGTGCCTAGTTTTTAACAAGTCGGCCTCATCGGGTATTACCATCTTAATACCCATGCCGCGTCCCAAACCGATAAAATATTCACATGAAGGCCGTTGATGAAAGTATTCCGTTGATACCGCCATGTCAACGCCATAAATATGTACCTCTTTAAATCCCATGTAAAAAGCAAGCGCTATCTGCCATGATATCGTATTCGTAAAGTATCTTCCGAATATTTCTTCTATTTCCGCCTCCGGATAGATTGTCGAATTTTTTATGGAAGGCCATTTTTTTTGCATGTAAATCGGGCAGGTCAGCTCATTAATCTTCTCAATATATTTATTGACAGATTGTCCCCTGAAGACTCGTTTTCCTCTCCGGTGAAAATCCATGCCGTCAAAGGTAATATCGTGAATTTCAAACCACCTCGTCCATTTCACCTCGGGCATGGAGAGGAAAAGATTATTAACTCCCCAGAATTCGAAATAATCGTCTTTTATCGGCGCAAGCGTTTTACTGTCGCTGCACCCCATGATACATACCTTATCCTTCAGCCTTGTTATTTTTCTCTTTGATGTGTCATTATAAAAATGATTTATTTTTGAAATAATCGAGTGATTTTCTAATAGTTCTTTTCCAAACATACAAAGAATTCCTTTCGGGTTACAAAGGTTCAAATTTCTTTATAATAAACTGGGGGGGGGAATGGAGGTATTTTTCCCAAGCATACAAGAAGAAAATACCTCCTTGAAATTTCTCTATTCTCGAGAAATTTCATCCCTTACCTCAGGTTATCAGCTCCAAAATTATTATACAATAGTATGTCCGACACCGATAAAATGTTCTTGCGGCGCGACCGAGGGTTTTCTAAAAACCGTCACATTGACCGGTATAGTCGATGCTCCGGTAGTATTCACACGAATAGCGAAGTTTGTAAAAGAGGATGCAGTAGCAACAAGCTTCGCCGGGCTCATTGAAACAATGCCGATAGATTTCAGCGCTTGGACCCCAAGTCCTCCGGCAGTCGCCTGAGCTGTTGATGCGATGCGAAGCGCCGAGGTATCTTGCGTCATATTTGCCAACTCCACCGTGACGGCGCACGCTGTCGAGCCGGTGCCGCTATAAGTTGTGTTGTATGCGCTATAATACGTTTGTATCATCGTCGTCAGTGATTTCGCCACCGCCGATGCTGCGCCGGAGATGAATGCCTTTCCCGTGCTCGATGCGGTTGAATCGGTGATAAATGTCGATGTCCCGACGACTAGGCTTAACGCGGATGCGATTGCCGAGCCCAACACGTTTATCTGTACTTTTTGTGCGCCGTATACCGTTCCCTTTGTAGACGAAGTCCCGATCGATATCTCCGCGCCGGCTATGCTCGACATAGACGATGGCACGGTTGTCGAATCACCGCCCAAAATCGCCATTGTAACCTTGTCGCCCGTGGCGGAAATCGTGCCGACCGTGATAGCTGCCGCCGCACCATGATATCCCGCCATGGAAAAACTTTGACTGTAAATAGAGGACGAGGTCGAATTCGACGGTATCCCCACGTCAACCTGTACATCTTCCAGTAGACCGTTCCCAATCATTTAATTTTCCTCCTATATTCTTTATAGTAATAATTTTAAATATTTTATTTAATTATATTAATTAAGTACGACAAACGGTGATACGGTATTGCTCGTAGATCCTTCAAGCGGAATCGGCTCGGTAAGCCATGGCTGTCCGTCAACCATCCAGACGATTCTAAAACATACCTCATCGGAGTCAAAGAGAAAATCAGTCGATACATCAACACGAGGCCCGCTCCCTTCCTTAATCAAATAGTAACTGCGATCTACCAGTGTTAAATCGCCCGCCGTGCCGAGCGCTGGGTTTCGGTCGCTAAACTTCACATCGAATCCGAGCATTTTAGAGGGGATGCCTTCGGCGCTGTTCTGTATCCAGAGATTATTACTGCCCGCATCTCGTATAGTCGCCAGCTGTGGTATTGTTGTTTGAGACGCAATCCATACAAGCTTTCCGCCTAGTTTCGCGCGGGCGAACATCCCTACGACATCGGCATATGCAATCAGATTCGCCGTGGCGCGGGAATAATTTATGCGGCCCGTTGAATTGATAATCCCGAGGGAACGATTCACGCCGGAGCCCCGGTAAAAATCATAATCTTCCGCACCAATACCTGCAAGCTTCAATTGTTTCTGAATAAAAATACTGGCCGACTCCCAGTTATTCATCAATTTATTCGACACACGAATATAGGCTTTTATTGCCTTGGGAAGGAGTGTCACCTTTTTAAATTTTGTATTTGTCTCGGTTATGCTGACAGCTTCACCCTGTCGATAGACAAGAACGCCGCCATACATATTTTGCGATGCACCCTGGTCAAGGGCGGGCATTTCATACTCCGCATCGGGCGGGTAACCCGCCGGGAGGACAGTTGCGCCGGGCCGGATAACACCCTCCTGGGGTGCGACGGCCAAAACTTCCTGAGAAAACTGCGTCGGTATATTAAATCCGCCGAGGCTTCCGGTGCCGGCGATTTGAGTAGTACGAGCCTCGGCCCGCATGGGAGGAGCACTATGGTATTGAAAGTTCCGCAAGCGCTCGTCATTTCGATTTGTAGCAATGGTGGCGAAAAACTCTCCTATATTCGAGAATACAGGTTGTGTTCTCTGCTCTCCCGGCGCGCCGGTCTGGTCGCCTGTCCGGTTTGATCCGTCATTGTTCTCCATGGGAATTTTCGGAATAGTTCTGGTCTCGCCTGTATGTTGTAAAAGCCGCAATTCCCTATCAATATCGTCGTTAAGGCGTTTGGCTTCCTCGTCAAGCCCGTTGAATTCGTTTATTTCACTCTCTGTAAGTTGCCTCTTTTCCTCATCCGCTTTTTTGATAATCGATCGCATAGTATCTAATTTCTTCGATCGTTCTCTTTGTGTTTTTGTAAGATCAGGCATTTTTATTTTCTCCTCCTATTTCTATTTATGATTACGGTTCGGGGTTTAACGATGAACCCTGAACGCCGGCCCCTGAACCTAATTATTGCCTATAAGACACTGGAGATACCGTTTGTAATAATCTTTGTGTCCTCCTTTTTGTTCAATAAGGTGTTTTCTATATCGCTGATCACACTGATTTTTATAGATCAATTCGGCGGATCGCGCCTCCGCCATTCTGTACGAGACATCCGTTTCCTCGTAAGCGGGATAAGTCACGATCGAAACATCCCGCATTTTTGCCTTTTTGATTTGTCGTAAGTCTTTTTTTGATGTATCTTTATCAGCCCATATCCAGTTTTCCTCTTCAACGAAAAACTCAAAGCTCATTCCCGATACATCCTGCCGCTCGACGCTAATGATCGTATCCTTCCCAATTCGTGTGTCGGGCGGATCTATAACGGAATAGACGCCCTCGGCATCTTCGCTCAATTGTAATGTCTTTGCTCTATTCCTCCCTAATATATAGGATGGATTATGATCCACGAGAGCGCGGATATCATCCTTTTCAATCGTGTCGGTAAAAGCGCCCGGTAAAATCTCCTCGTCGAACCAGTAAAGATCTGCGATAACATTAAATCGAACGGCATAGCCTTGTAAAAAATTTTTTTCAGGTTCTTTTCCCGGCAGTGCCCGATAATGGATAGGCTCTACTATTGTCCTGCATTCAATAGCCGGCATCGTATTTCTTTTTATGTTTTCATCTTTCGGCATACTATTTTTCCCCCTTTCTCTTTCGGGGATTGTTAACATCCTCCATATTCAATGGCATTAAATATATTTTTCCCTTCCCATTCGGAAGAGGCTTTTGATTTTCTTTGGCCCTGATATCGTCAGGACTGAGCCATCCCCCGGCACGACCGAGCTGGTAAGCTCTATACCGTGTCATGACATCTCCTCTCAGTAATCCGTCTACTGTAAACTCGCAAAAAATATGGTCTTGATCCTCCTCCGGTACAAGCTTGCTATTATAATTCGTCTCTGTCTTTACCAACCATGGCCGGATTGAATGGATGACAAATGACAGCATAAACTGTTCAACGCTGTTATAAGATGCTGTTTTGGCAGGATGGCCTATAAGCTCAAGCGGCACTCGGAGAAATCGCGCAACATCTTCAACTTCGAATTGTCGTGTTTGAAGATACTGTGAATCCTCGTTTGACAGGCTCGACGCTTTGAATTCCATATTCTCCTCAAGTATTTGGACCTTAAACTTCTCTTCATCCGTTGTTTTATTTACCCACGATTTTTTTAACCGGTCTTGAGCATCTTTACTGAGTATTCCCGGATGTTTGAGAAAACCGCTCGTTCGTGACCCGTTCTTAAAATAGCTATAGCCGTGCTTCTCGCTCTCAAGAGCAAGATCTATTGCGGATCTCGCCATTTTTATCGGAGAGATACCCGTGAAGCCGTCAATGGTAAAATTTTTGTTATGAAGGATTTGCCACGGTTGATAATCCCGCGGTGTGCCCTCAGAAGGATAATAACGATAGAGAAATTTTCCATTTTCAACAAGAGGTTTCATCGAAAGCGGATTCATAAGGACAAGCTCCGACGGATACCCGCTGGCAAAATTTATCCCGGCATAGTGATTTCCCCGCATATTAATGTGTGTTACCATGGTCTCTAAAAATTCAACATTATTTTGCAACACATTCGGTTTTTTTAAGGTCTTTGCCAAGAAATATGAGGAATATTCTTCCCGACCACCATCGGGCGTGCGTTCATAAAATTTAAGAGGGAGTGTTGATATTGTCTCTGCAAGAACCTTATTACACGCATAATACGTCGATACCATAAGGGCTTTATGATTTGTTATCTCATTTCGTTCAAGATATTTTTGAAACCATTCGTCGGGGTTGCGAAGAGTGGAGCGTGAAAGGAATTTTTTTATAGAATTTAGTGCTCGTCGAAATATAATCATAAAAGTTCCCTCTTCTATATGTATAGAAAATGATACACTGTATATATTTATTTACATATTGTGCGGGAAAACTTACACTAATATAGTAGTATTTTAGGGATTAGTCAATTTTTCGATGTATACCCGGTTTTTTTTTTACCACGGAGACACGGAGACACGGAGTTTTTTTAATTTTTTTTCTCTGTGCACTCCGTGCCTCCGTGGTTTATTAAAAATAAATAATTTTAAATGATAATTTAATTGGAAGGATATTTTAAAGTGGCGGGATTGTTAAAAATTTGAGGGCGGGTGCTAAAACCGCCCTCGCGCGATAGGTACTGAGTCAATTAACAATTAACAGAATAATAGATATATTTTACTTCATTTTATCATAAACCACCTCCTCCTTTTTTTTCTTCCTTATCGCATGGGAAAAGGATTCACGTAAAAACACTAAATTCTCAATATTACTAAAGCCATTTTGCATTCTTCTTAATCGGGAATGATTCGGCAATTCATTAATTATATTCTCAAGGGTATACCGTTGTTTTTCGAAAAGATTTAAGATGTATTTTAATTTTTTTTTCTTATCCGTATTAAATTCGATAAGTATCCCCTGCAGAGAAGAAAATATAGAATAATAGTTACTATATAATCCCTCGCAAATGTCATACTCATTGCCGTCAACGTCGATTTTAATGAAATCTATAGGAATATTGCGAAAGAGATAATCCATGCTCATGGACATACTTTTTGTGTACAGATTTTTACGATCAGTATCCATTACAAATTGTTCGTGCCGAATTTGACCTCCGCTCATGCCCGCCTCTATTTTGTCCGGAGTGGCAGGTGGGGCAAAATGAAAAAGCCCATTAAAGCAATCTACTGCAATATAGAGGGGAATAATGTTTTTAAAGTTATTGATAATTATATTGGTAACCAATTCATAAAAATTCAATATATCCGGCTCAAAAGCAATGACAGTCATATCAGGATATAAGCGGGCTGCATAAAGGCTATATAATCCGATATTTGCGCCAATATCGAGAAAGGTTCCCGATCCCTGCGCAAAAGATGCATGAACAAAGCTATTAATAAATTCTATGGTCTCCGGCTCCTTTTCCCAGAATGTTTCTACTCTCCACTCTATGGTTTTATTGCTAATTTTTACGTTAAATGGCAAGCTCATAGAATAACTCCCTATTAATTTTTTAATATTTTGTTTATTTCTTGAACATGAAAAAAAGTATTCTCAGCAATAACGGTGCTATAACTATTTTTCTGTCTACATATTTTCGCATAGAGCAATTCGGCAATTTCCCAGTCGAGGGGTTCATTCAGGTCCAGCGATTCTAAAGGTGTAGTAAAAAAAGGAATAATTTTTTGACCGATATAGGTGTTCGGCTTATTTTTTATGATTGACACGGGACATATATCAATGCATCCGTTTTGTGCATACGTAGTCGGAAGTAGTGTATGAGGAAGCTCCCATCCGGGCTTGCCGGAATTATGATAGGTAAAATGGAGAGGGCGCATATGAGTATTGTTTAGATATGTCCACATCTTTTCATATCTGTTTTTTGCCACCGACACGGATTTAAGCGAGACCTGCTCGTCGGATTCTTCATTTACTTTTTTATATACATCCCAGCTCCGAGTTATAGTCCCGAATGTTCTAAAGGGATTTGTCGGGCGCAATATCATAAAATGGTCGTATGAGTCAATACCGGTAGCGCATAATGCATCATAAATCCATTCGCAATCCGTACTTCTGTTATGTGAAAATTCATCCCGCCGATCATGTATCTTACAATTTATCCCCATGGCATGTTTAATTGAGTTTAATCTTTCTTTTATGAGCGACGGATTATCAGTGCTGATTATGACTTTACCGAAAATATTAGCTTGTGCCGAGTGTAATACGGTGTGGAGTAAGAGAGGTAGTCCGCAAAATTCTCTAAAATTTTTATTTTTTATTCGGATGGAGTTGTATCGTGCAGGAATAAGACCAATCAAATTATTAATCACCATGCGGTGTACCCCGCATCGACAAGGACTTGACTCCCCGACGCTTCAGGTGTCTCTATAGCGAATTGTAATGTCGAGCATAGTGATTTTTTCGAGATAAACCTCCGGAGAGGAAGACATTTTAAAAATTTTGATTTGAAAGGTTCATCGAACTTACCCGTATCAACCGCTGCAAAAGAAATGCATATAGATCTGATGTTTTTTGGTCCGAACTGGACGGCGAGTGATCGCGTGTACTGTACCAGACCTGATTTTGAAACATTATATCCTACCGGTTTTTCAAATTCCGGAGGATAGTTTCTCGTGTCCGCCGCGACATTTCCCAGGATTGAGCCGATATTAACAATAAGTCCTTTTTCTCTCGTTGCCATGGCGTCAATAAATAATGATGTCAAATTTATCGCACCGATTAAATTGGTATCGATAATGCCTTCGTAATCGGTAAAGAACCCGACATTTTCTTTCATATCCCCTCCGTTATTTTTACCCGGTGGCGTATCGATAGCAGCGTTATTGATTATAATGTCCGGCACGCAATCCGACGATCGATGTTTTCCGGGAGATTTTTCAAAGTTATCTCGTAGATGATCATAATAGATCATTCGAAAATCATAGAGTGAATTCATATCCCGCACATTCGCATTAGTCAGCCCCGTCGGTTTCGACTTATCCCAATCAAATCCGTATACCATAGCACCGTTACGCGTTAAAAAATCTTCCCATATCGGGCCGAGATTTCCTTTATTTCCCGAGAGAATTACTAATTTATCCATGAATAGACCGCTCATATAGTCTCCTTTAAAAATGAGATAGTTAAATATTTCTTGCCAATTTTTTTAAGAATAAATACAAAAGGCCTAAACTATTAGGCCCTGTTAATTTATTTGTCAAAAGGATTGGAATATCGTTATTCTCGCTAATAAGTAAAAAGGGCATATCATTCTGTATCTTTTTTATAGCCTCGTTTTTAGCCAGAGTATTATCGATCTTTTCTATGGAGGAATTAGGTTTATGACCTTGCGGCTGACACATCCCTTCACGATGCTGTTTTTGTTCTTCAAACCGGCGTTGAATCTCGTGAGGTGAAAAACCAAGCCCTGGATTCATTGCTGTTGAATTCTCACGGGTTGCTTCTATATTTGATTCCGTTGACATTCCAAGAGATGTTTCTCTGTGCTTTTTTGTAAAATCATTCATTTTATTTTATTCCTCTCAAAAAAAAATTAAACACTTCAAAAAAATTAAACACTTGTTAGGGAGATAAGCTCACCCTTTTTATGGTCTTTTTTTAAGTAAAAATACTTATTATGCTTATAGAGGATGCTGATAGGAAGGCCGTTGTCATCGTAAGGAATCTTGCATCCAACTTTGTCAAAGCTAAGAATATCCCCTTTTTTCATATCCTCAAGACAGTAGAGAGATTTAGATAGTTTTGTGATGGAATCTTTTTCTCTCTTTATAAGATCGTTATTCTTAAAATTTTTTGTTCTCATAGTATGGAGGGAAGAAAGGGCTTGTATCAATTGTTTAAACAAATTTGGTTTTAAGCTCATAACATAATCGGTGGTTGAGCCAAAATCGGCAATTGAATAGTGTTGTTCGATGATTTGGGCACCATTCATATAGGCGCCGATACTTGCTAGAATACCAGGGTAATGTGATGAAAAACCAATAACATGATCTTTATATCGTTCCTTAAATCCTTTTATTGCATCAATGCAAATATCGTCGTCTAAGGTAGGATATAGAGCAATACAATGAAGGATAGCCAAGGGGTTCTTATGTGATTTGATAAGCTCAACAGCTTGATCTATCTGCCATTCTGTTGCGCCGCCGGTGCTTAAGATTATAGGTTTTTTTGTTTTGCAAATTGCATCAATAAGCGGAAGGTTCGGAACATCTCCGGATTGAATTTTATAAAAAGGAGTTTTTAATTGCTCTAAAAAATTGAGACTTTCGTGGTCGAACGGCGTTGCAAAAAATGTGATATTTTTTTTATGTGCGAAATCCTTTAGATTGAAAAAATCTTCCGGCGAAAGCTCAAGATGCATTCTATGCTCACCGTAAGTTTTCCCATGTTTGCTCTTTTTATACGGGCTGTTAAAGAATTTTTTCGTAAAAAGATTTTGATTATCTCTTTTTTGAAGCTTTACCGCGTTAATTCCGAGAAAGGCGGCTATTTCAATCATACGTTCACAAACCGAAACATCCCCCCCGTGATTGCTTCCTATCTCTGCTATTATATAAGGTTTACTCGTATCATTGATATACGTCCCGTCAAGATCAATATATGCCATTAAAATCCCCCCCTGTTTTTTTTGTTAATTAATTCTATCGATTTTTCAACAATATGAGAAGGGGTAAGACAAAAATATTTATATATTTCATCAGTTGAATTGCTCTTTTCACAAGAATAATTCATCGCATAAAAATATAATGTTGCTATAATCTCGACACATGAGAGGCTTCCTCCAACATGTCCGGATTGTGCATGATAAATCATCGTAAGAATATCCCGACGCATACACCATGCAATTTTTTCTAATTTTTTTATATGTTGCTGTAAAATATTTTTATCAATCATAGTGTAATTATTCCCCTTGTTTCATATACGGATTCTTGAGGCTCTACGGAATTAACCATGGCCCGGCCCCAAGCCATGATTAGTGCTACTAAGAGATCTATCCGTCCGGAGCTTTTATCTTTCATCGGACGAAGATTTTCGTTAGGGTCTAAACCCATAACAACATTATCAATGCACCATCTAAGCACAGGGTTCCCGTCATGTTCTATGCCCCTGGAAAGTATATTTTTTAAAATATCTTTAATCGGTGCGCTTAAGGTTAGTGCTCCTTGTCGCATCTCAACCATCACGATTCCGTATGTGTTTTGAAGAACACCCGCTAAACGGGTTGCCGCGTAAGGGTCGAACCCTTCTTCTTTAAGATCGTAATCTTCCGAGGCTTTAATAATGTCTTTTTCTAAATATGCCTGGTCGACATAATTGCCCGGAGTTGGCGTGATATATCCTTCTTCCGCCCAGACGTCATAATGAACCTTATCTTGTCTTGATTTATCCAGAATTGTATCCTCGGGACAATAAGCATGTGCGATGACTCTCCACGGACCATCGTTGCGAGGGAAGACAAGCGCATGAGCCGTCAAATCTTGCGTTGCCGACAGATCAATCCCCCCATAGCATATTTGGCCCAACAATGTTTTATGATCAAAAGTTCCCCTACACATATCCCATTCTTTCATATCGAGCCATAGGTTTGTTTGTTTTATTGGAATATCAAGTCTATACCGTTTAAAGTCCTGTAAATCCACGGGATCTTGTTTTGCCGTCTGATAATCAGCACGTATTTTCTCGATTGAAAATATTGTGCCTAACGCAGGATTTACACGCTTCCACAGTGTTTCGTCTTCCGGATCTGCGTCCGAGTCGGCAATGTATAACATCGCATAGAATGATTCATCGTGGATTATACCGGCAGCTATCTGTTGTGCTTTTTTTCTTATTTTCCACCAAATTGAGTTTATATCAAATATTCCTGCGGTTGATGCGACCAATATGAGTTGTTGGTCTCTGGCGTAATTAGTCCCCGATGTAAGCACGCGCCACAATTCGTCATTAGGCTGTGCATGGAGCTCATCAAAAGTAACTGCGGAGGGGTTGAGGCCATGTTTTGTTTTTACGTCACTCGATAGCACTTGATAAAAACCGTTATTTTTATAATTTACTATACGTTTCCGTGATCTGAGGACCTTAAGCTTACGCGATAATACCGTATTATTTCGGACCATCGCCGAGGCGGGAAGGTAAACAAGCCCGGCTTGTTCCCTATCGGCGGCGGCGCTATAAACCTCCGGTGATTTTTCTCCGTCAGAGCAGAGCATATAAAGCGATAATGCGGCAAAGAATTCTGTCTTTCCGTTTTTTTTGGGGATTTCTACATAACAAATTCTGTAGCGCCTCAGCCCATTCTCATCGACTGTTCCGAACACATCATTGACGATTTTTTTTTCCCATTCCATGGCGACAAATGGTAACCCTGCCCATTTTCCTTTCGTGTGTGTCAGATGAGATATGAATTTTATAACTCGATCCGCTTTTTTTTTATCAAAATGATATTTTTTTATAGTTTTTTCTTGATTCATCCAGGATCGTGTTCTTTTATTAGATTGATCTATTTATCATTATTAATCAGTCAGTTAGTTTGTTCATTTCCGAATCTTCATCATTATCATCTTCAATATTTAACATTCCGAGGCGAGATAATCCCAGATTTGATAAGCCCAAAAGATTAATATGCTTTAATATATTTTCTTCGCATCTATTTTTTGCCGACCAGTAAGGATTATATATTCTACCTCTATATGATTCGATACAAATTCCCTCTGTTTTTACAATTTTCATGCATTTATTTCTATCCGAGATATTTTTTACAAGAAGTTCTAGCACAGGTCCGTTAATGAGGGTAAAAAGGTTATATTTCTTTAATATAAAAGCATAATTTTTCCATATTATTTTTTCCTCTTTTGTGAATTGTTCAGGGCATACCGGTTCTAACTGTTTGTTTTCGTTATTTTTTTGATGAGTGCTTGTGGGAGAGGAATTATTCTTAGTATAATCTTTTTCTTTTTCTAAGAGTCTTAAACGAAGACTTTTTTTATTTCTGCTCATAACTGTCTTCCTTTTAAATAATTGTCAATTTCTTCTTTTATATTATCGAAGCCCGTCCCGAATATAGCTTTATAGCCTAAGTTTCTTAATTTTTTTAACATTTTTTCTTGTTCTTCTATATGTTTATTATTCTTTAATTTCCCAAATTTTGTGTATACATCACTTTTATTGTTTTTTATTTCAATAGCAAGGCCTTGATAGAAAAAATCAAAGTTATCAGAAATGAATTGAGCCTGTTCATAGATTATTATATCGGGCCAACCTCTATATTTTTGTATGAGTTTTATAAGCTTTGCCTGGCCGATCGTCATTTTTATACCGGACAAGTCGGATCTATATAGCACATCCGGATAAAATTTATTAATATAATCGCAAATAGTCGCTTGGAGGTAAAATTCTTGTTTTTTCATAGTGTTATCTTTCTTTTTGCAAAAATGTAAACAGTTTATTCACACATTATTCACAGATTAAATATTTGTTTTTTTTGAACTTTTTATTTTTTTTGTTTATATCTTTTGTCTCACTATTAATAAATATATATATTTATTAATATATATATTTATATTTGTTGTTTATTGTTGACGGAAATGGGTATTGAGAGCTAGTTAATGTTACAATAACCTTCTCTCAGTACCCATTTCCGTTACAATAACCCTGAGCCCTAATTAATGTTACAATAACCCTCTCTCAGCACCCGTTTCCGTTACAATAACTTTCATCCATTTGCTTATTAAATAATTAATTGATTTTTTTAATTCTTTTTCGATTTTTTCAAAAGCAGATAAGACTTTTATCATTTCAGATATACTTATTGTGCACATTTTTTGACCTCTGTGGTGTCGTCATTGGCAGAGGGATGGCCCCCGAAGTCCCATTTTGCTGCGGTATTGATATGTGATGTGGTGATAGACTCTGAGTCTGACTGAATTGACAGGAATATATCATTTATATATATGATATATGCTCGATTATTATGTATTAATTCCACATTAGCCCAATTTTCCGATGCAAGTATGATCGCCTCTTTAATACAGTCTCTTATATTTGCCCCTTTTTTTGCTTCAGAATATATTTTTGTTATTTCAATTGACTTTGTCATTACTTCTCCCTAACAAACGAATTAATAAAAGTACAAGAATAGATATCAGAAGAATAAATAATTTTTGATGAGGCTTTATCGGTTACAATAACCTCCTCTGAGAGGGTATTATTGTTAACAGAAACCTCCCCTGCAGGTGGGTTATTGTTAACGGAAACTCCTTCTGAGAGGGTATTATTGTTTACAATAACCTCCTCTGAAGGTGGGTTATTGTTAACGGAAACTCCTTCTGAGAGGGTATTATTGTTTATAATAACCTCCTCTGAAGGTGGGTTATTGTTAACGGAAACTCCTTCTGAGAGGGTATTATTGTTTACAATAACCTCCTCTGAAGGTGGGTTATTGTTAACGGAAACTTCACCTGCAGGTAGGTTATTATTTATAATATCCCTTTTATTTTTACAATAATTTCTAAAAGATTTTATTATGAGATTCGGATGAGAAAGACATTTATTTTTTGAAGCGTTCAACAGTTCATCGTCGTCATCAAGTAGATTTAATTCTTTGTGTAGAATGATTTTCGATCGTCTGCTATGTGCGGTAATGTATTGTCTTTGGACTCGCTTACTTGTTAGTAACTTATATTCTCCATATAGGTCAGAGGAAAAAAGATTTTCTATTAAAAATTCATTAACGATCTCTTTTACTTCTTTATAATCTATACCGACACGGGAAGTAAAAATTCTCTCTTCTCTTTCGGTCCATGGTTTGTAATATCCCAACCTATATATCCTGATTAATAATCGAATATAGAGCGCAAATCCAATACACGTATATTTTGCCAGTAGATATTCTATTGCCGGATCATCTTCTATATTAATATCAACAGAAAAAAATAATAATCCGCCATCATCTTTTATAGGTCTTGCCATACGCCCCCCGAAAGCAAACATTCATTTTTTCTTTGCCACTTAATTATTTCCCATTTTTACCAATAGCGTCAATTATTCTCCTCCCCGCCGGCGAGCTGAGTCCCACAAGATTCGGCGATTTACATTTCGGACACCCATCGTATCTTGTCGTTAATCGCCAGACAGAATAAGCAATTCCAGGTATGACAAGAAAAAACCATAATAATATTTCCATTCCCAGACTGCCTTTCGTAATTGATCTTGGATATATAACAGATTCGCAAGTTAAACATACTTTTTTTCTTCTTAGCATTTTCGCCTCACAATTTTTTTTAGTTTAAATTTTTATATCATCCGCTCCCTTAAAATTTGCGGTCAATGTCTCAACCGAAATATCGTTTTCATGATGAAGACTATGAATTATTTTTTCAATTTCTTCAGGTTCAAAAAAACCGTATAATAATATTCTCGCAGTAGCATCAAAAATAGGCTCCCATTTTGCTCCGGACTCTTTAAATTTAATAAAAATTCTTTTCATTATTTTTTTTATCTGTAGTTTTTTTTGACTTTAGGCCATATGAAGTGATTGATTTCTTCCTGTATTGCCGTATAAATTTTCATCCCTAATTTTTTCGCGAATTCTCCATGTAACAAATATATAAGATCAAAATCTTCCTGAGCTGCATATAAGTAAGTTTCTTTGAGTAGATTTGATGTTTGATGATTAAAAATTTTGATCCCGAGTCCTTTCGCAATTCCAATAAGATATTCAGTGGATGGTCTTTGGTAATAATATTCATTTCCTCCGAGCACAGTCCCGAAATATCCGATTTCGTCCGGATCTTGTTTAATGGCGAAAGCAGTCAGCCAGGCAAAAGAACACCCGAAATATTCTCCATATTTTTTTATTAAAGCATCAAAGGGAAAGATAGCATAATCCTTTATCAAATCTATTTTACGTTTTAGAAATTTTATGCAAGTTAAGTTATTTAACCCTTCTAAATAAGTTTTTACGGTTATATCGCTATCAATAGGATAATAATTAAATCCTCGGCGCGAATAGAATTCAGAGTCCACTTTGCTGAAATCATGTATATCGAAATATTTTCCCCATCTTATTTTTTTAAATCGTTGAAAAAGGTTGTTCACGGCCCATAATTCATATTCATCTTCATATTCTTTTAACTGCTCTTCTCTTATATTCGCGCCTACAATACCTATTTTATACATCTAATCTCCTTCCATATTCTTATTCTTTTACATTTGTTTCCCATTTTACTTAACTCTTTAGTTATTCTTTTATCTAACTTCATTTTCATTTAGCCAATCTTCAACAATAAAATTTATAAGATTCGAGAGCGACCTCTTTTCCATATCAGCAATTTTTTTTATTCGTCTTCTCAAATCAGGATCGCATTTACAGGTAATATAGGTAACTTTTTTATTTTTTTTCATTTTTTCTTTTTCCCCTTCCCCCAAGGCATACTCGTTACGATTAATCTTCTTATTATTCTTTTCTTTTTCTTTTAATTTTTCATTTTTTTTCTTCATACGATCTCCATTCATTTATTTAATTTATTTATTTATTTATAATGTTTTCCACATCCTTTACCTATTATAAAGTAATACTATATTCCTTTTACCTTGTCAAGGGTTTTTTTACTTTTTTTTACTTTACAAAATAATATTTATAATCAGTATTTTTTTTAATTTATTTGAGCACTTGTTTATATCCAAAAAATGTAAGCGTTGG